CTCAAACCCGAAGCCCTGCGCGCCCGCGTGCTCGCCGATCTCGCCGCCCGCAGCGATGCGGCGGGCATCATCGCCACCGCCCCGGCCGCAGCCGCCGCAAAAGACAGCCCGATCATTGCTGCCGCCAGGAAGGCTGCGACCGACGCCAAGCGCTGAACCGGCGCCACTCCCACCTTCCCCACCCCAAAACCATGGAGACTGACCAATGCCCGTCCTGACGGAACCGCCCAGCACGGGCGATGTCCTCAAATATGAGGTCAAGGGGAAGTTGCGGCGCACGTCCTGGCGCAGGGGCTGGGCGCCGGTGGCGGCATAGAACTTGTACGCCTCCTCGGTCTTGGGATGCGCGATCAGCTTGTCGAAGAACTCGCGGCTGACGAGAGCATGGACGTCGGTCATGCTTTCGCCGAGGAGGTTGTCCTCCATCGACCGCAGCACCTCGCGGACCTTGCCCTGCACGTTGGTCCCCGCAGTGCCGAGCAGGAAGTCCACCGAGATCTGCGCCAGGCCGAATTCGGTGAAGTAATTGTAGAGGGTGGTCCCGGCCCCATCCTTCACGATGCCGCGGAGCGCATTCATCTCCATGTATTCGCGGGTCTGGGCATGCTTGCGGCGCATCAGCTGCAGCTTGCGGTTCATCACCTCGACCAGCGGATCGGCGCCGTCGAAAACGCCCAGCGCGGGCTGGCCCTGAATGTCGCCCGGCAGGATCGCGTCGTCATGCGGGATCCACGGCAGGGCGAAGGACCGCATCGAGCGGCTTTCGCGGGTGTCGACGGTGGCAGGACCGCCGAGGGGCACCGAAGGCAGCAGGTTCAGCACGCCCTCGAACTGCTCGATGATCACCGAGCGCTGGCTGACGCCCTCGAAGCGGAACAGACCGATCTGGCCAAGGCGGGTGTAGAGGTTGGGCAGGATATTGATGGCCTGCGTCATCTCGGCCAGCGAGTAGCCGCCAGCGTCAAAGGGATTGCGAACAAGGGTCATGGGGTGCTCCGGGCGATGAAGGGGGAAGGGCTGGCGGCGTCAAGCGTCAGAGGTTGCGCTTCAGACGCCGTCGCGGGCGATGATGCCGACGGCGGCCAGCTGGGTGAGTTTGGCGGTGATCTTGGTGCCGTCATCGACGGTGGCCTCGTAGGCGAGCCCTGCGCGCGAGACGATGGAAGGGCCACGGGCGACGACGATGCCGGTGGCATCCGCCAGCGTGGCATCGACGGCATAGAGCAGCACGGCCGTCGCCGTCTGCGAACCGTCCGTTCCGGTCGCGGGCGACAGGGTGTATTTGCCGCTGGCGGTGATCTTCCCCAGCACCGAGCCGACCGGGTAGGGCATGCCGATCAGCAGGGTGATCACTTCGCGGGTGTAGTTCGGGTTCGCAGGCATCGTCTTCGAGGAATACGCGGGCACCGTCACTCTGTCCACCAAGGCCACCGAACGCCTGATCCCGGCCAGCGAAGGCATCGCGTTCCCGCTTGGCACCATGGACACGTTCACCACCTATGGCGGCCCCGCAAACCTGCTGGAGGCGGCCAACACCCTCGGCCTGCCGCTCTATGCCCGTCAGCACCTCGACGAGAAAGGCCGCTGGATCGACCTGATGACGGAGGCCTCGATCCTGCCGGTCAACAAGCGGCCGCGCATCGCGATCCGCCTGCACAGCTCGAACTGACGCGCCATGACCGCCTTTACTGCCGCCATGGACCGCATCTTCGCACATCCGTCGATGGCGGTGGCGGCGCTGTGGATCTCGGCCACCACCTCCGAGGAACGCCCGATCCGCGTCATCCGCCGCGCCCCGGATCGCATCACCGAATTCGGCGCTGGGCGCTTTGTCAGCGACACCATGATGGTGGACGTCCGCCTGTCCGATCTGCCAGACCTCCGCCCCGGCGATCTGATCGTGATCGGCACCGACAGCTTCACCATTCAGGGCGAACCCACCCGTGACCGCGAACGCCTGATCTGGTCACTGGACCTGCGGCCATCATGAAACTGAAAGTTCAGATACACCCCGACCTCGTCGCCTTGATGCAGGCGGAAATCGCCGCCGGTGAAAAGGCCGTCTCAGCCGCCATGCGCGAGGCAGGCACCTCCCTGAAATCCGCCTGGCGCGGCCAGATCACCGGCGCGGGGCTTGGCACGCGACTGGGCAACTCCATCCGCCTCGCCAGCTTCCCGAAATCCGGCGACAGTCTGAACGCGGCGGCGCTGGTCTGGTCCAAGGCCCCGGTGATCATCGGCGCGCATGATACCGGTCCGCTGATCCGCTCAAGGAATGGGTTCTGGCTGGCGATCCCCACTCCGGCTGCCGGGAAATCGACTCGCGGCGGTCGTATCACCCCCGGCGAATGGGAACGCCGCACGGGGTTGCGGCTGCGCTTTGTCTTTCGCCGCCGCGGGCCGAGCTTGCTGGTGGCCGAGGGGCGGCTGAATACCAAGGGTCGCGCGGTGGCGTCCAGATCGAAGACGGAGCGCGGGCTGACCACAGTGCCGATCTTCCTGCTGGTGCCGCAGGTCAAACTGCGCAAGCGGCTCGATCTGGCGCGGGATGCTGAACGCGCGGTGGACGGCGTGCCGGGGCTGATCGTGGCGAATTGGAAAACGCCCTAAAACCAGTCGATGCCTAAGCTTTCAGGACTGAGGCCACAGCTTCGATGTATCAACCCCGGCACCTTCCAATCTGGACTTAGCTGCTTCCAACACCGCAGTTTCAAAGTGGCCGCTGTGTTTGAGAACAAGTGCTTCTCCGGTGAGTTCCGGCAATCCGCGCTCAATCAGCATGTTGAAACCGTCCGTTGGTGCCTTGCTCACTGCAAAATCGATCAGTGTCCGCATCACACCGACCCGGTCGATCTTTTGCCGAGTGCGCGAAAGCCTCACTGTCTTGCCGCGTTCATCTCGCAGGATCTCTTCGAAGGCATGGATGGTTTTCCAGAAGTCGTGCTCGATGCTGCCGGGCGTCTCTTCGGGCAGGATTTCGACCAACCTTCTGAAGGCCGCCTCATCCACCTCGGGAACTCCAAGTCGTCGTGCGTTTTCGCGAAGGGTCCGAAGTTTCTCCGGATCGGTCGCAGCAGCAATCGATGCGAGAACTTTCTTGTGGTCGGCCATGGTTCAGTTCCTCGAAATGCGTGACGCAGCGCTGCCCGACGAGGCGGATTTCGCCGACTTCAAGAGCGTGTAGCTCTTAATGGGCTGACCCTTGACGAATGCCCTTCGCGGCTTCCCGGCATCGTCCAGCAATGGCTCAGCATCGATTGCGTTCTTGATGTACCAGCCAAGATACATGTTCAGTGGCGTCTTCTTGGGAGCGCCATCGGTATAGGCGTCAGCACCGATGACCTCCTCATAAAGCGCGCGGGCCTTCGGATCGGTCATCAACTCGCCAAACACAGTCAGCGTAAAGTGTTCATCGAACCGACCGGAATTGAAAACCTCGCGGGCCTTTTGTTGTGCTACCGCATAGAGCGCTTCGGTATCATCCAGTTCCTTTTGACGCTCAGGTGGAAGATGCGCATAGACCGCCCGTTCGAGAGCGCGTTGCATGAACGCGGATGGATCAATGCCTGCATCGGCAGAAAGCTTCTGAATCAGATCGTGGATGTCGTTCTTCAGCCGGAATGAAACCCGGGTCGTATTTTCGGAAACCATCGCGAATCTCCACAAGGTGCGAACACTTGTGAAGATAGCGCGTCATGCCGCATCTGTCAACAGGGTGCGGACACCTGTGAGATGTGATGCCCACCATCCGCGAACTCGTCCTCGCCGCGCTGCACGCGCGGCTGCAGCCACTTGCCGCCCTCACCTTGCGTGACGAGGTGCTTCCCGAGCGGATCCCGGCAGCGGGGCTGATCATCCTGCGCGACGGCCTACCCGGAGAGCCAGAGGTCACGCTGTCGCCCTTGCGCTACCATTATCAGCACCGGGCCGAGCTGGAGGTTGTTGTCCAGGCGGGCACCGGCCGGGCCAGCGCCTTCGATGATCTGATCGCCAGCATCGGCACTGCGCTGGAGGCCG